CTTGCTGGACTGCCGTTCAACCGTTCGGCTACGTTCTTCATCCTGGACGAAGTGGCAGCCATTGACGAAGTAGCGGATCCAGACACCGCTGTGGACGCCGGTGAACTCATCCTCATCAATGACGGTGAGAACATCAAGATAGCCCGTGGTGTCAACTCTCTCGTCACGCTCACTGAGGGTGGGGGCAAGAATGAGGACTTCAAATCCATCCGTGTGGTGGAGATCATGGATCTCATCCACAACGAGATTTACGACAACTTTGTCAACAACTATGTCGGCAAGGTTCCGAACACTTACGACAACCAAGTCCTGTTCATCAATGAAGTCAATCGTGGGTTCGATGAACTGGAAGCATTGGACCTCATTGCGGACGAAGGCGAGAACCAGGTATGGGTGGACGTTGCACAGCAGCGTGAAGCGTGGGAGACATCCGGCGTGGACACATCCGACTGGGACGATCAGCAAGTCAAGGAAAGGCCATACAAGCGCCATGTGTTCCTTGAAGGCAAGCTGCGTCTCGTTGACACAATCGAAGACCTCGATTTTTCCATCGAGATTTAAACGAACGTCACTCCGGTGGCGTTCTTATTATTTACTCAACAAGGAGTGAAACACATTGGCGAAACTACCTGCTAACAAACAAATCAACGGCACATTTGGAGCCGTTTGGGTGAATGGCGAGAAGCTGATGGATGTGGAGTCGTTCGAGGCCCGCGTCACGATCAGTTATGAAGATGTCAACATGGCGGAAAGCCTGGCAACTCACCGGAAAATGACCGGGTGGGGCGGAGAAGGCACACTGACCGTCAAGAAGGTGTACAGCCGGGGTGCTTCCCTTCTCGCTACAGCGACTAAAGAGGGCCGAGTGCCGGAAGTCTCCATTGTGGCGAAACTTGCGGATCCGGATGCCTACGGCGCGGAACGTGTGGCACTCAACGAAGTGACATTCAGCGAGTTCACGCTGCTGGCGTTTGAACAGAAAACGAACATGACGGAAGAAATGCCTTTTGCGTTTGCTGACTACGACATGATTGACATGATTACGGCGTAAAGGAGACCACTATGACAAAAAAGAAACTAACGCTCAAAGATCTGATTGACCAGAAAGAACAACTCATCCGTGACCTCAAGGGCAAGAAAACGCAGGAACTCTACATCGAACAACTGGATTCCACCATCACCATCGAGGAGCCGGATGTGGCTTTGGTGTCGGAGTCCATTGAACTGGCCCAAGATGAGAACTACGAAGGTAACGGTGATGAGTACCTGGTCTATAACATTGTGAAGGATCCAGACTTGAAAGATAGGGAACTCCATAAGATCTACGGGTGTGTTGAACCAACTGACATTGTAAAGAAAATCTTTGATCCAGGAACGGTCCAGGGTATCGCTCAGTCCGGAATGGAACTGGCCGGATTCGGCAGCAAGGTGACGCCGGTGGACAAGCTAAAAAACTGATTGACAGTGATGGGGAGTTTTACTTCCTTCATCACTACATTCAGAAAGGCGAGCGGCTGGAATACCTTCTCAACCTCCCAATGTTAGAGAGACTATTCATGACCGCAAGCATGGAGAAGCATTTTGAAGAGGAGGAAGCCAAGTGGAAATCAGCCACATGAAGGCTTCCTCTTTTTTTGTAGGAAGGCGGTGAATAAATGGCACAAGGGCGTGTAATATCCGCTGTCCTGACGCTGAAAGACAGAAACTTTTCCTCCGGTGTGAAACAGGCATCATCCGCAACAAAAGACATGGAACGAAAGGTCAAACACACTGGTAACTCCATTCGCAGTTTCGGAAAATCTGCCACTTCCAGTTTTAAGCGAGTTGGTGAAACTGCCGCGGGCATGGTTGGGGCCATCGGTATTACAAAAGCCGTTTCAGCAGGCTTTAACATGATTAAAAGTTCTGTGGGCGGGGCAATGGGACGTCTCGATACGATGGAGCAGTTCGCAAACGTCATGGAGGTCATGACGGGAAGCACTGAAACGGCGAATAAGGCACTTGAGGAGACCCGTGAAATCGTGAAAGGCACGGCGTTTGGTCTTGACGTGGCCGCGGGAGCCGTCCAGGGATTTGTCACAGGCGGGATGAAGGTGGAGGATGCGACACGCATCATGGGTTCATTCACAGATGCCGTGGCCTTCTACACCAAAGGAACAAACGAGGATTTGTCATCCGTCACTGATGCGATGACAAAAATGACCACCAAGGGCAAGGTGGACATGGAACAACTCGGCAGGATCATCGAGGCGGGCATCCCGGCCATTGACATTTATGCCGAGGCCACAAACCAAAGTACCGAAGAAGTGGCAGATGCCATCTCCAAAGGAAATATTCAGGCTTCCGAGTTCATGGATGTCATGGATGAAGCGTTCGCCAATGGTACAACCAAGTTCCCGGCGCTTGCAGGGGCCGCAAAGAACGCCGGGGCGTCATGGGCCGGTACGTTTGACAACATGCGGGCAGCGGTCACGCGGGGTGTCGGTACTATCATCGAGAAGATTGACGAGGCGCTTAAATCCAATGGCATCCCGGATATGCGGTCAATGGTGTCGGAATTCGGATCAACCTTTGAATCCGTACTCGGCAAGGCGGCTGACATGGTTCCTGGTGTGACAGCCAAATTGGTAGGGTTGTATGAACAATCCAAACCTGGACTCGCCTGGCTGAAGGACACAGCGTTCCCGGCGGTTAAATCTGCGGTTGAAGGATTTTATGGTGCAGCCAAGACAGCATTTGGATGGATCAAAGACAATCTCCCTCTCGTCACCGCAGCAGTGGCCGGTCTTGCCGGTGGTCTGGCGGCATTTAAAATCATGTCGGGCATCAATACAGCCTTTGGTATCTACAAGACGCTTATGATGGCTGTACGGACGCAGACACTTCTTCAGACAGCCGCGCAATTGGGTTTGAATACTGCATTACTTGCAAGCCCGTTGACGTGGGTGGCGGTGGCTATTGGTGCTGTAATCGCCATTGGCGTCCTCCTGTGGAAGAACTGGGATAAGGTGTCCGCCACAGCGAAAACACTGTGGGCGGTAGTCAAGAAGACTTTTAGCGAAATGAAAACGAATGTGGTCAACTGGTTCGGTGAAATGAAGGACGGGGCGGTCGAGAAGTTCAACGACATTGTGAAATCGGCGAAGGAACTTCCGGGTAAAATCGGACAAGGAATCAAAGATTTTGCGTCTGACGCCTGGGATGGCATCAAGGAATTGGCGACCGGGTTGCTGGACAAATTCAAATCCGTCCTCGGCATCAAGTCTCCGTCCAAAGAGTTCTTCAACATGGCGAAATGGATTGTGAAAGGTCTCGTCAACGGTTTGTCCGCAGAGAACCTGAAATCCCTCGGGACATCCGTGTTCAAGGACTTCGCCGGCGGGGCATTCAAGACGATCACATCCATCAAAGACTTCCTCTCCGGTGCATTCAGCGGTAACGCGAGTGACACGATTGGACTCAGTGGAAGGGCGCTCGCACAGCAGCTCGCCAACAAGCATGGACTGCGAATCACAAGCGGATTCCGTCCGGGAGCCATCACAGCAGCCGGTACACCAAGTGACCACGGCAGAGGAATGGCTTATGACTTGGGTGGAAGCTGGGAAGGTATGTGGCAAGCGGCACTAGAGGCTCAAAAGAACCCGGCAGTGAAATACGTCATCAACCGGAACCTGTGGAGTCGTAACGGTGGCCCTTGGCAGCCTTATCCGTGGGGCGGCCACATGGATCACACCCACATCTCGCTCAAGGACGGATATTGGACCGGCGGCCGCGTGACATCCTCCAACCGTTACCTAGTCGGGGAGCGTGGTCCAGAAGTTGTAGACCTCCCGGCTGGATCCCGCGTCCACAACGCACAGGACAGCAAGCGGATGGGTGGAGAAGGCAACACATTCCACATCAACATCAACGCAGTGGACAAGTCAGTCAATGAAATCGTGAGCGAACTGGTCCCGGCACTGAAAACAAGGCTGGCCAACATTTAAGGAGGTGTGGATGATAGATATTTACCTGTCAATAAATAACCGAGAGGAAGTCATCCAACTTCCTGTTGTGCCGTCCGAGTTTCAGATTGCCAGCGCATCCAATCACCAGACCTTCACAACGGTCAATCAAGGTGACTTGCGGATGCTCGGCAAGCGCGGACTAAGCGCAATGAGTTTGGCTTCCTTCTTTCCTAAACAGGATTACCCGTGGCTGCGCTCTCGGCAGTATACGGGATGGGAATACATCGAGAAGATTGAAGCGTGGAGAGACCGTGAACGCCCGATCCGGCTGATTATCACCGGCACTCCGGTGAATATGGCCATGACCATCGACAGCTTTGAATACGGCGTACAGGATGGCTCGGGTGACATTTACTACACGCTGGCACTAACCGAATACCGGTTCATCAACCTTCCCAAAAAGAAGGTGACATGATGGCGCATGAGTTATGGGTGGTCAAAGGACCAACAATGACAGACATCACCATGATGACCGGTTCGATCAACTGGAGAAGCAATGTGGATGAATTGGGGGATGAGATTAGTTTCGATCTGGTGACAAGCCCCCGTTACTTCCCAAGAAGCCCGGTTGACCTCGGAGATATCGTCATACTGAAGAACGGCAATGAGGAGATCACCCGTGCCGTTGTTGTGGACGAGAGCAAGTCCGAGGATGCAGTGAGTCACACAGCGTTTGACTATGCGTTCTATCTGAACAAATCCAACGCCGTGTATCAGTTCAAAAAAATGCGGGCGGACGAGTGCATTAAGAAAATCTGCCGGGACTTCAATGTGCCGGTGGGTTATATCGCACCGATCCCGACCATCATCACGAAGATTTATAACGATGTCTTGGTGAGCGACATCATCCGTGACATTCTTGAAGCAGCAGACCGGGCAAGGAAAACGAAATATCCGCTGGAGATGCGGCAAGGCCGTCTATACATCGAACCCCGTGGTGACTTGCTGAT